TGACAATAGTGGCATATATAAAAATGTATCTGGAACATCTGATAATTATGCTATCAATCATATGAATAATCAACATTATGAAGTAGCTGTATCTTATAACATTGATCAAGCTCCTAACTTATTCAATTGGACAGGTATGAATTTTGTCAATACAGGTTTTAGAAACTGGGATGCTTCTTCAACTTACAATAAGTTTGATGTTGTATACACAGGGGTAAATAAGAATCTATTAAATAACTATTATTACTGTACTGGGGATCATGCGTCGAACATCCACAACTCTCCTACTGGAGAAAATTCTTTTTGGTCGCAAAGATTCTTTTATCGGCCTGATGTTGGATTTCAAAATGATGTAACTTTGAAGAATGAGCTTCTTGAGTTTAGGAATTCATTCAAGCAGCGAGTGAAGACTAAAGACAACAATGCATCTTTCCTGATCAACTATGAGTTCACAGATATATCCGACAGACAATTAAAATCTATGCTTCATTTCTTAGAAAACAAAGCTGGATATAGAAGATTTAGAGTTGATTTAGAATCCGTATATAATCAACCAAAAGCCATGTATTGCCCAGAGTGGACTCATACTTGGAAGCATTTCAATTCTCATGATTTATCAGTAACTTTGATCGAGGATGTTTTAGGTGTAATCCCAACAGGAACTTAATATGGCTAGAAATATTTTAAAAAGTAATAATTCAATTGTGATCGTTGGTCAGAGACCCGCTTTCACAGGTGCAAACAGAACAGGTAGCACCATGAGTGGAGCTTACATGAGTGCCGTACAAGGTGTTTCTGTAGGTTTTTCTCAACAGAGGCAGAAATCAAAACAGCTTGGATCTAATGATTTAATTATTAATGATATTACTAGAATGCCTGATGTAGATCTAGGAATTAGTTATTATTATACACCAGCAATGTTAAATGAAAACATGTTGGGTTTAATCAATGATCAAACTGGGGCCAGCAAGTCAACTTTTTTCAATGGTTATGATAACCAAGATCAAAACTTCTATATAGTAAATAATGGACATCAGTCTGTTGACATGATTGCTAATGAAGTCTCTGCAATAGCAAATCTAGGAAATGAGTCAGAAGTCATTTCAATTGGAAACGCTTTTTTGACAAACTATTCTTTGGCGTTTTCAATAGGCACTCCTCCAGTTGTATCCACATCTTATAAATGCTCAAACATCAGGATGGAGACGGGTTCTTTTGATCAGACTTTAAATCCAGCTATTAATTTACAATCAGGTAACAACACAAATGTTGGCACTGTTAACCTAGAGGATGCAAAAGTAAACGGTTTTGGAGATTATACATCAGTTAATAGATTTAAACCACCACTATGTTCGCCTAGTGATTTAAACATAAGTCTTCAAAATTTGCAGATTGGTGGATCTACTATTAGTGGCGATGCGAGTATTCAGTCTTTTTCATTCAACATCCCAATCAATAGGGTTGACTTATTTGGTTTGGGAAGTGATTACCCCTATGGAAGAAAAGTCCAATACCCACTAACCTCCTCTATTGATTTACAATTTTTAGTATCTGGATTAGCAACAGGTGAGATAGCTCAGTTAATAGACGATGAGTCTGAATATAGGTTTGAAGTTGAAGTGGTGGATACTGGTGAGGCATTCAAGAATACGTTTTCATTCTCTAGTCTCAGGCTGGAAAGTTCATCCTACCAAATGAATGTCAATGACAACATGACTTACTCTTTATCATTTAGTCATGAGTTGACTAATTAATCATATTCAATCTTAACATTTTTACTTTCGTAATTCTGTTTCTTCTCTGCCATGTGACGTTGACCATTTCTCTTGGCCGCATAATCATCGAAGTATTTTTGTTTAAGCGGATCTTTTCCTCCAGATTTTTCTGCTCGTCTTTGACTCATCTCCGCTGAGTAATCAAACATGTCACCTACACTACCCTTCTTTCCTCCTGTACTGTCCGTAAACTGCCTTTGACTGAACGGATCAATGTTGGAGTCGATAGAGGCATTAGGGGCAAAATAGACCCGTTTCCACTCGATACCAAAACCATCTACATAAATATGCTCTTCATTCATAGACTGAAAAACGTCTTTATGTTCGTTTGTCTCAGGATGCTTGTAGGTATATAAAGGCATATTTAATTATAAATAAAAACGGGGGCGTTTCCACCCCCGTTTTTTTAATTAACTTTAATTTTAGTTGGTTTTAATCTTCCTTTTTTAGGCAGGTTCATAGTTAGCAAGCCGTTATCCATTTTACAGGTGATAGCTTCTGTCTCGACCTTCTTGAAAAGTTGAACAGAAAAAGCTTTCTTTCCGTCTTTAGGTTTTGTCTCAATTGTTAGCTTATCTTCAGTAACTTCAATATCGACATCTTTTTTGGAAAAACCAGCAAGCTCAACTTTTAACTCGAAAGAGTCTCCTTTATCTTCAACATAGTTTTGGTTTTTAAAACCGTGGTCATTAAATAAGTCGTACAATAATGTATTAATCATACAAACCCTTTAACACAAACTATGCCAAATCAAAATCCTTGGAAATACGGGACAAAATGACATCTACAGTGTTTTTGTAAGTCAACTTGTCTGCCAACTTTTGTCCCTCTGTGTTAACTTGTCCCACTTTCTTCTCAGCTTCTTCCATCGCCTTGATCACATCGTCCTCTTTCCAATCATAAAAAGTCCCTTGATTAAATGGAGACCCCTTCTTAAAGAAGACGTTATCGTAACAATCCACTTCTCCTGAAGGCTCAACCAAGATACAATTATCTTCAGTAGCCCAATCTTTATGAGATGTGGCGTTAAGAACAATGCTCCATTTGCCGAGACAAGTTGCGTTAAAAGCAGGAAGATTCCAGCCTTCTGCTCCAGACAATCCTGTAAGATCAATATCGATTGCATTTAAAAAATCATTAACTTCAGAATTCTTTTCTAAATGAGGCAGAAAGTTAATATTAGAATACCTCTCCCCACCTAAAACAGCATTGATTGTTGCATCCATGTCCTCTTTCTTGTAGAAAGGGTTAGTAATCAAACAAGAAAGCTGATACTTTGGGTTATTTCCGTATTTCTTTAACCAAGCTTGAATAATTCTAGCAGTATGCTTTCTATGTTCAAACTTACCCATCAAACCAAAATGGGTGATACCATTTAGGTACTCTTTTTTCGTTTCTTTGAGGTCTTCATCGAAACCCAATGGGCAGAACACGCCACCAAACAAGTCAGAAGCGCAGGAAGAACTAAAGAACGTCCCGTTTTGACATTCAAAAAGTTTTTTCTCGGTTTCTGTTGGTTGGTTGCATTCATAAAAGGTTAACAAATATTGTTTACAATTTTTTCTACTCTCTGAACCATTTAAATGCCAAATTTTTAAACTTGGAACATCTTCACTAAGATAATCATACCTATTGTTTATGGCATTTTCGATTTTTTTAAGTAAATCTTGATCAACGTCATAAGCTTTTAGGTCAATATTACCTGTGGGCCAAATCCCAACGTCATGTCCCCTATCGAAAAGCTCTCGTATAATGTTAAAAGAAACATTACCGAGGCTTAACGAGTTGATAGGGGCTTCAACTAAAACTCTCATTAAAAGGGAGGCTCATCATCAGATGCTGGACCAGCGGCAGCAGCAGCAGGAGCAGGAGCAGAATCAGAAGATTGACTATCGTCTTTCTTACCAGAATTTAAGAATTGAATATTATTTCCTCTGATAAAATATTTCGATTGAGGTTTACCAGTTTCCTTATTCTCCCAAGTGTCCATAGCAAGCTCACCAGAAAACACAAACTCACGACCTTTTGTAAGGTATTTAGATGCGATTTCCGAAAGCTTATCCCAAACTTCAAGATCAATGAAGCACTTGGTTTTAGCATTGCTTGGGGAGATACCGACACGAAGGCGCGTCACTGACTTCCCGCCATTAAGTTGGCGAGTCTCTGGATCTTTTACAAGATACCCTACTGATGTAATATTATTATACATAATTTTCTGATTCTTTTTGGAACTTAGATAGATAACGATTATGGATGTTGATCACCCCCTGAATACTCATTCCGAGGGATTTAGCTATCTTCCTCCAAGGTGTAAGCTTATTAGACACTCCATTGTACCTCATGTCAATTATTTTTTTCACCCTTTTGTCTTTTTCTTTATCTAAGAATTTTTGAAAGAAGGAAAAGATCTCATAATTCTCATGAACCTTAAAGCCTCCTTCATATTGTGGCTGCTTTATCATATCGTCAAGAGAGCATTTTTGAAATTTTTTGTTCCTTGTCAAAACGTTTAAACATTTCCATTTAGCTTCATTAGCTAGATATGTTGTAAATTTAGCACCTCTCGACGGGTCGTACTTCAACACAGAGCTGTATATTGTAAACTCTTTCTCCTGAAGAATGTTATCCCTATCTTCGATATTCTTGTCGCCAGAAAGAAACCTGTCCACCATGCCGTGATAAACTCCCGAATGCCTATTAATTATTTCTACTAAGCTTTCATTGTCGTTATTATTTTTGACATTTTCAATTAATTCTTGATCCGTTTGCATTTTTTTAAAGCATTAGCTGTATTTATTCTTTCTTATAATATATTATATTAATATAATATATTACGTTCCTGTTCCTAAAGGTTTAACTGTAAAGTGAACGAAACCTCGCGGTTTCTGACCGTATAGCGTTATTATACTAAGATTTAAAATACTGTCAATAAAAAAAAATCACAAAATTTTCACTCGACAAGGGATCGAATCCAACTAATAGTGTAACTAACGCTAACATGATTTTCGAAGAACAAATATCGCGGAAGCCTGACCATTATCCTTGGGCAGGAGAGTTTATTGAGGCAATGCACAATGGGTTTTGGACCGATAAAGAATTCAGTTTTACCTCTGATTTACAAGACTTTAATGTGGTATTAAGCGAACAGGAAAAAGAGATCATTGTTAGCACTCTTTCAGCTATTGGGCAGATCGAAGTTGCTGTTAAGAAATTCTGGAGCAAACTGGGCGACAACCTTCCTCATCCTTCTTTTAGTGATCTTGGATTTGTTATGGCTAATGTTGAAGTTATTCACAATAACGCTTATGAGCGACTTTTGGAAGTTCTTGGATTAGAAGAGGTTTTTGAAGAGAATCTCAAACTCGACTTCATTGAGGGCCGAGTAAACTACCTTCGGAAGTATACCCACAAATTCTACAAGAACAGTAAGAAGCAATATGTTTATGCTTTAATCCTATTCACTCTCTTTGTAGAGAACGTGTCGTTGTTTTCTCAATTTTACATCATTAATCACTTTGCTCGCTTTAAGAATGTTCTTAAGGATACCGATCAACAAGTTAAGTATACTCGTAATGAGGAGAACGTTCATGCTTTAGTTGGAATGAAAATTATCAACACCATTCGCGAAGAGCATCCTGAGCTTTTTG